GGACGGTGATGAATGATCCGGGACCGTTCCGGATCGTGATGCAAGATGACCAAGTCGCTCATGAACAGGTCGAGGCGCGCACAATGAAGACGTTAAAGGCCGTTCCTGGTATTGACCTGATACTGCCGACCAGCCGGCACAAAGACCGGGAAATGGAAATCATATTTCCAAGCGGTCATAACCTTTACATTGGCGGCCCGTCCTTGGGTAAGCTGCAAAGCAAAGGTTTTCGTTACGTGTGGGTTTCCGAGCCGTGGCTTCCGTCGATTAAAAAACACTTTGCGGAAATCAAAGGGCGCTTGGGCGACTTTCTGAAAATGCAAACCTCGAAGCTCTTTTGTGAGAGCCAGGGCGGTGAAGACGGCGATCCATGGGACTTACAAAGCAGAAGCGGCGAATGGAACGAATGGATGGTTGAATGCCAGAACTGCCGCGTATTTATCGCTGCGGAGTTTATGGGTTACCGTCCGGACGGTTCGCGGTGGGGCATCGTCTGGGATAAACACAAAGACGCGCGCGGCAGGTGGGACATTGCCAAATGCCTGCCGACGGTGCGATTTGAGTGCCGCGAATGCGGTCACCCGCACATAGACAGTCCGCGCCTCAAGGACAATTGGAACCGCACGGGACGTTACGACGTAATCGGTGAGCATCATCGTTCAAAAAAGACTGCGCATTGGTCATTCGTCATTGATTTTCCGTGGGTTGAAGCCGTCGATCTATGGTTGCAAGCGCGGAACGCGTGGCGACATTCCCGCGATATAACGCAGACCGTAGCATTTTGGCAGAAACGCGTGGCTGTTTGTCGCAATGCACGATCCGCGCAAGAGGCCGGGAGCAATTTCAAGCGCGAGGTTTACGAGATTGACGCCGACTGCAAAACACCGGGAGAAATCTGGCGCTCGATGGAGATCGACCGGCAGAGCGAGGATGTGTTTTGGGTGCGCGTTACGACCTTCAGCGCGGAAGGCGAATGTCGGCGGCTGCATTTCGGCAAATGTTTTTCTTTTGTTGAGTGTGAGGCGGTGCGGGAAAAGTTTAAGACTCCGAGCAACCGCACGTTTATTGACAGCGGGTATCGGCCGAAAGGCGATAACGGCGTGTATGCGGCCTGTATTCGATACGGGTGGTTAGCGGTCAAAGGCGTTGGCGGCGTTTACAGTTTTACGCACGTCATTAAAAACCGAAACGGCATTGGCAAGCGTGTTCAACGGAGTTATGCGCCGCTGAGTCACGGCGATTCTGAGACCGTTTTGGGCAACTGCAAACTTGTTAGGTTTAGCGCCTCGGCTATGTCGGACAAGGTGAAGGGATTGATCGACGGGGGCAAGATGATAGAGCCGATGGTTACGGAAGGGGATCCGTTGGACGCTGAGTATAAGCGGCAGATGGCTGGTGATGTTCAGGTGCCGCGCCGTAATCGATTCGGCCAGGTCGAAATGGTTTGGGAAACCGTTGACGACAACAACCACGCTTGGGATTTGGCCAAGATCGCGTGTCTGGGTGCGACTTTGGGGAGGATTCTGCCGGATCACGTCGAGGAGTCGCGGGAAACGGAAGCAACGTGAATATGCAACAACAACAACGTCGGGCAAGGAAATCAAAAACATGAAAACAAACGCATCAGCAGAAGTAAAGAAAATCACTCCCGAACTCGCTACGGAATGGCTGGCCGAGCGATGGGGGGAACAACGCAACATCCGCCCCGCTCATGTGAACCGCCTAGCGGCTGACATGGAAGCTGGACGATTCAAAATCAGTCCCGACGCAATTTTGCGCGTCAAGAACAAGCTCGCCAACGGCCAGCATCGTCTTACGGCGGTCGTGCAATCCGGCAAGGCTCAATCCTTCCTCGTAATGGAATCCAACGACGAAGAACTATACAAGGTGATAGACGCCGGACTCCGGCGCACGGTGTCGGATGGACTCATCGGCATCGTATTTGCAAAAGCAATTCCCTCCATTGCTCGATGGGTGCAAGCCTACGAGACAAAAACACTGCGCTCAGGAGCGCGAACCGGATGCGAAGCAGGACTCACCGGGCCTTACGTCCCGACTCAATGCGAACTCATTGATTACTGTGTCGGCAACCATGAAGTGCTGAGTGAAGCGGCCAGTTATGTGAATCCGCTCTACTCCGAAACGAAACTGCTTCCGCTGTCTATTGGTGGGGCGATTTATGTCCTGTCGGCTGCACGTAACGGACATCTGGAAAAAGCCAAATCCTTCTTGCAACAAGTCTATCTGGAAGGCGGGAATACTGCGGCTGGCGATCTGCGAAACCGGCTCATCGCAAACCGTGGCGGAAAATCAAAACTTAATCTAGGCTACGTCTTTGGAATCACAATCAAGGCGTTCAAAAGCTACTACAACGGAACTCGGCCGGGTGTCTTGAAATGGGCCAAGGACGAGGAGTTTCCGACAATCTGAGTGCATGAATCGAATGCCCAACATAATGGTTGACGCACAATCTGAGAATGGCCGGTCAATTACGCTATCGGCGCGCAAAATCGCCAGAGAAGAACTTAAAGTCGTTATCGAATGTGAGACGAGGAAACCATTGCAAACGAGGAGTCGGCTCGCGCTCCCCAATCTGCCGGAGTTCGTGACGCAAATTGAACCCAGCCACGAATCTCGTTGCAGACAACGTCAAAATCGCCCATTCTCCAACCACTCCAACGACCATTTCGGAACCAACCATAGTGTGTCGCGTCCATCGTTGATGGTTCACCAGCTACGCAAATTGTCGCGATAAAGTCTCCGACGGTGATTCTTTCGTACATTATTCGTTGGCCTGTTGGTATGTCCACAGGGGCGGACTTCCATTCGAGAAATAGCAATCTCCCGTTAATCTCGACCTTTCCGTCCCCATCTCCGAAACTAATCTTTCCGGGGAACAAATGACAAAAAAGCTCGATCTTTGGGCGCGCTAAATAATTGAAGCAACCGTCTCGTCGGCAATCCCAACGCATTGGGTTATACCCGTCGCAGTTCGGATTCATAAAACGAATCCGAACTGTTGAAATGCAGCGACGAACGCTTTTTTGTTCTTTCCAAAATAGAGTATCGCTTGGCCCTGAAGCGGTGCACCGGGATTACCCTCGGGATCGATAAACTTGATCCGTCCTTTTGGGAAGCTGACCGCCGACGCGCTTTGCATCATTCGCTGAAACCAAGTCGTTTCAGTTGCGTTGTTAACCAGGACGCAAGCTTGGGAAATATGGCCGGACTCATACTCTGAAGATACCTTTTCGCAAAACTGGCTTACGAGAGGTTGGGCGTATGGAGGGTTCATCCAGACGCAACCGGACCATTTCTTTTCCAAGCCGTTTGTTTCTTTCGTGAAGAAGCGTTTCGCGTCAACGGTTTTGTTGGCGATCTCCGATGAAGCTGGGTCCAGGTCAATTTGGCCCATTACTGAAAGCGCTGCGGTGACGTATTCCCTTGGCGTGTACCATTCGTTGTCACCAGCGTTGAATGAAACGTGAGGCGCGGAAACTACAGCCGGTCTTTCAATGGGTTTTGGTTGTGCCGTCGCGTCCCGCCAGCAATAGGGGCAAGAAAACCCTGAAGCTTTGGCGTCCCATTTGTCCGGATCAAACATCTCCCCGCAAGTTCCGCACTCCGTGACAGTCGGTTTTGGCGAGGCAACGGGCAACGGTGCGGGTTCGGCTTCTTCAGGCTCGCCGGAAGCGGAGAGGAGGCGGTAGGCGTTTTCGATACCCAAATGGCCAGTTGCTTGCAATTTGTCCCGCTCCCTGAATAGCGACATGTATTTCTTTGCGCTTGTTCGGCTAAACGCCAAATTGCCCTTCACCCAAGGCAACCATTCGCCGTGGTTAAGGCGGCTCTTTTGTTCCGTTAGAAGTTCACCGATACGGATTGCTTGTTCGAGGCTCTTGCGTGCGAAACCGCAAATCTCGAAATGAAGGCGGTTAATTTCTTCGGCTGTGTTGGTTTGTTGCTCCATTGCCTAAATAACTCCTCCGCGCAGACCACTCCGAGGAGCAACCGGTTGAGAGCCGGGGCAGGCGCCCCTGGATAACCGCAACGAAGCGGTCTGCGCGGAGTAGTTGGTTTCTTTTCGCTCTCATTCTATCGGCAGTTGCTCTGCCGTTACTGAGAGCTAGGGAGTCAACCTGTGAGACGTTGACACTCCCGGCGATAGGTGATGGCCTATCGCCCTTTTATTGGTCGCACGCAAGCCTGGCTCGAGGCAGAACTAGCCAAGGCGCAGGAGGATTTAGCTTCTGGCAAAACCACCACCGGATGGGGTGCCGGTGACCGCAACGCTTCCAAGAAATCCGAGGCCAGCGCGGCCAAACGGATCCAGCTTCTTCGCTTCGAACTTTATCACCTCAATCCCACCGCCTATCCAAAGGCGTCGGTCCAACGGGTTACTCGGACTAAAGCCGTTTTCTCTGATAACCCGCGCGATACGGAGACCATTGTATGATCAAGCGAGTCCGTCAATCGTCGATCCTGGACCGGCATGGCCGTCCGATTGCCATCGATTTGTTTCAGGGTGGGATTACCAATCGCAAAGGCGACACCGGGCCGATTTATAACAATTACTCGCTCGACACCGAAAAGATTGTTTCCACGCGCAACTGGCAGCAAATGATGACAAGCGGCCGGTTTTTGTTTGCAAATGTGCCGATGGTTCGCGGCGCATTGCTCGAGCAATGCGCTTTGTCGTTCCCATTAGAGCCGACTTACGTGGGAGTTGATAAGGAGTGGGGCAAGCAAGCGGAAGAGTGGTTGCTAAACTGGCATCGCATCAACTCGGTTCGCGGCGAGATTTACGATCAGGACACGCAAAACCGGCTGCTGTTGCTTGGCGCAAAGATTGACGGCGATATTTACGTGGCGCTCACTGAGACCGAGGACAAGTATCCCTTGCTGCAACATATCCGCGGCCATCGAATTGGCAATCGTTACAACGTCTCAATAGTCGAAGCCGGACCATACGAAGGTCTGCGCATCTGCAACGGCGTTGTCAAAAACAAATTCGGGCGCGCGGTAGCTTACAAAATCCTTGGCGAGACGCCGGATGAGGATCGGATTGTTTCGGCTCGTTCTTTGGTGCCATGTTACCGACCGGATTTTAGCGATCAGGGGCGCGGCATATCTCACTTGTGCGCAAGCATAACATCTTTCTATGACATCAACCGCTTGCGAGATTATGAGATGCGGGCCCAACAAATTGGCTCGTCCATCGGAATTATTGAGCAAAACGAAGACGGCGAAGCCGATCAAGCCGCGGCCTCGGTCGAGTTGCCAAGTGCCGGCAGTAATACCGTCGGCACAGCTTCCGGGCTTATCACCGAGACCATCGAAGAAGGTTTGATTCGTTATTTCAAAAGCGGCACGGGCTCCGGTCTCGAAGCATTTCGCCAGGATCGACCGAGCGCAGACGCTTCTCGATTCGAAGACAAAATTGCGACCGGCGCGTTATACGGGATTGAATGGGATCCTAATTTTGCACTGGCAATTAAAGAGCCGGGCGGCGTGTGGGCACGCACGATTATCGAAAAGGTTCGGCGTTGCATTGCAAACAATCAAAAGATGGTTGCTCGAGTGCAGCAACGGACTGACGGCTACGGTTTATCCAAGGCAATCAAGCTTGGTTTGTTGCCATATCCACCGAACGGCGATTGGTATTCGTGGGAATATACTGGACCCGCTCGTATCACGGCAGACAGCGGGAACGAAGAAAGCGCCAAGCGCGAGGCTTACAAGCTGGGTCTGCTGACGTTGCGAGAGTGGGCCAGCGAGCGCGGCAAATGGTGGATCGAGGACATACGCGAGCAGCGAGAGGCAGAAACGGTTGATTTGCTTGAACGCGCGCAAAAGATCGCGGCGCGATTCGGCTTAAAGATTGTTCAAGCGCTTGAACTCTTGGAACAGCGAACCCCGAACGGCGCTGGCTCTGGTGGTGAATCGGATAATTCGGAAACAATGCTTAGGCTAGAGGAGACCAAAGCGACGGCTGACGCCTATGGCGTTGGTGTTCGTGCGGGCGCGATTACACCCAATATTGACGACGAGAATTTCATTCGTTCAAAGCTTGGCCTGCCGTCAATTACTGAGCCAGTGAGAACAGCTTGGACCGAGGACGAAGGTTATCGCAGACCGATTACGCTATTGCCGCCAGGTGTGCAACCGTCAGCGCCTCAAAAAACCAACAGCGAGGATAACGACGAATGAAATTTCACAACCTGTTACGCATCCTCCGCGAAGAACCGCTGTTGATTACGCCGGCGGCGCATCGTTCGATTCTTTCACTTGTCGAGTCCCGGATATTTGCCGTGGAAAATGCTCCGGAACGTGCACCAGGTGAAGATGGTTGCGGGGGCAAGGTCGAAGTCGAGTCAATGGTCGTCGATGATAATGGCATCGCTCACATACCAATCGCGGGTGTCATTGGTCAAAAGCTCGGTGCATTCGAGCGCGGCGCGGGAGCGGTGGACGTGCTCGACATCGCCAAGGATGTGGCTTACGCCGAACGATCCAACGACGTCGTTGCTGTATTGTTCGACATCGATTCGCCCGGCGGCATGGTCTCGGGAACGCCCGAACTTGCAAACAAAATTGCCGCCATCGAGAAACCCACTTATGCGTATTCGAACGGACAAATCTGCAGCGCGGCCTATTGGTTGGCCGCCTCCTGTGATGAGATTTTCGCCACGTCAACAGCCGATATTGGCTCCATTGGCGTGTATATCCCATGGATCGATCTCACCGCTTATTACGACCGCGAAGGGATCAGCGTTGACCTTATCAAATCCGGAAAATTCAAAGGGATGGGTTATCCCGGAACTTCCTTGACTGACGACCAAAGAAAATTGCTCCAGGAGCGAGTTGATAACATCGCTGAAATGTTTTACGGGCACGTTCTCGCCAATCGTTACGACGTGGAAGATGACAGCATGCAAGGTCAGACTTTTATGGGGGAGGACGCCGCGAATCGCGGGTTGCTTAGCCTGGTGGTCCAAGACAAAGACGAAGTGCTTTCGATGATCCTAAGTTGACTCCAGACACACCATATATATGAAATTATCCGAACTGATTTCAGCGGTCAAAGACCTGCAAGCCAAAGTGACGTCGCTTTTGACCAGCAAAGCACAGGCAAGCGACGAACAGCTTCGAAAGTTTTCAAGCGAGTTGGAAAATATTCAGGCGCAAACTGTTCCACAATTGCAATCGGCTGAAGCGACGATTGCGAGCCTCGAAGCCAAGGTCAAGGCTTATGGCGATGAGATGATCAAGCTCAAGGCTGATCTGGATAACGCCATCGACAAAGCCGCCAAAGCCGAGGCATCCGTCGGGATGAAAGCCGCAGAGATCGCTGCGAGCCAAGGCATCCCGGCGATTAAAGAGCCAAAGACTGACGGCGGCAGTTCTGAAGGCGCGGACCTGGCAGTCGAGCTTGAGAAAATAACCGACCCGACTTTGCGCACTCAATTTTTCCGCAAGCATAAATCCGCTTTGCGCATGTCCAAGCTCGCGGAACGCGCAAACCCAACTTCGAAGAATTAGTTCAACCCTTAAATTAACGAGATCCTATGGCGACATATACAAACCTCGACAATGAGATTTTTGCTCAAAGCGCTCTTGAAGCCTTTGTAAAAACTTTGCTCCCGTTCAACGCGTTCTCCAAAAACTATGCGCCGACTCCGGTCGAGAAAGGTCAGACCGTCCTGGTTCCCTTAATTTCCGCGCTGACCGCGACTACCTTTGGCGGCAGCTATGCGATTTGTGGTGGCACCAAGAGCGTCGTCACTGTCTCGATTAGTCGTCATAAGATTGTGCATGTCGGTCAAAACGATCTGGACGCCGCGAACAGTTCTGCCGCCTCGCTCGAGTCTTTTGGTTATCAGCAAGGCCGGGCACTTGCGCAAGCGGTGCTCGAAGATGTGTTCACGTTGTTGACCACAGCCAACTTTTCGTTTGCCACTGCGGTGGCCAGCACTGCGCTTGACGTTCCGCAATTGCGCCGGGCGCGCTTGCTGATGAACCAAGCCAATGTCCCGCCCGAGCCGCGAGCCGCGATCATTGATTGCGTGCCATACGACGCGCTTCTGGGTGTCACGAACTTCGTGCAAGCATACATGTTCAAAGACAATAACGTGTTGAGCGAAGGCCGCGTGATGCGCGCTCTTGGATTTGATTTCCACGAGGTGAATGATGTTTTCGGCTCTGTCAACAGCGTCATGGGATTTTGCGCGCACGCTTCCGCAATCGCGGTTGCCATGCGATATTTGGCTCCACAAGAAGGCAACACTTATCGAGACGCGCGACCGGTGATTGATCCGGAAACCGGAATCACTTTTGGGCTGCGGGATCACTTCGACAACAACACCGGGACCCGATACGTCAACCTCGAAGCTAATTACGGATACTCAGTCGGTCTTAGCAACGGCGGGAGGATTATCAAGCGGACTGACTAACCGCTTGCGCCAATGGTGCTAGGTACATAACGCAACATCACCCGGCGCTTGGGCCGGGTGATGTTTTTTGCCAAAATCAACTCGCGAGTGTGAGCGGGTCGCGTTTCCAAGCAGCGCGGCCCGTTCTGATTTTATGGCTACCATTTCACTTTGCTTGATCGTTGGCAACGTCGAGGAATATATCGATCGTTGCCTTACCTCATTCAAACCAATCGCCGATGAGATTTGTGTTGTTCGCGCCATCGGCAATCAGGCACCCGACAAGACAATTGAGATTGCGGTGCAGAAATTCGGCGCGAAGTTCAAGGAATATTCAAACAAAGCCGGACACGAAGATTGGCCGCACGTGGACGACTTTGCGGCGGCGCGGCAAATGTCTTTTGACATGGCTCAAGGCGATTACTGTTTCTGGTGCGACAGCGATGACGTCCTTGAGTCCGGCGCGGACATCATCCGCGAGCTTGCTAACCGTGGAGGCTATGCGGCCTATGTCTTCCCGTATCGGATCTTTGGACGCGGTGTCAATGTTCCGCGCGAAAGAATGGTGACGAAATCGGCCGGGCGCTGGCGGTATCCGGTGCACGAGTGTTTTGATTTTCACATTCAACCCGTCCGCGCCGTCGAAGATCAACGGGTGGTTGTGACTCACATGCCGCACTTCTCAAAAACCGGCAGCAACGAGCGCAACATCAGGATCCTTAAATCCGTTCCGCAAAGCGAGATGA